ACAAAGGAGGTAGAGCCAGCACAACATGGACGCAGATTAATTCTGCGACTGACGCCGTTAGGTGTTCGTATTAAAAACGACTTACTTAATGAATTAAATGGACTTCACAATCATACCGGCGACGGTATATGAAAAGCCTGAGAAGATTACCAAGTTCTCTCAAGGCTTCCACCACACGCTTCAGGTAACGCCTACATGGCGACAGTCAGAAGCAGGTGGTAAAGGTAACAACATTCGCAACTTCAACAAACTCGCTGAAGTATGGGGAGACCCACCGCTTACAGAGATTGACCATGATTTTGTGCATGAAACTCTTGCAGAAATACAAGAGGAAACAGAGAACACAAACTCAACGGTTAACCGTGCAGTTTCAACAATTAAAAAGGTATTGAACGTATGTGCCAGAAGTGGCTTCATCAAGTTCGTACCTGTCATTGACAAACTGCCAGAGGACAAACGTCGTAGACCTACTTTCTATACAAAGGAACAGGTTGACCGTCTTGTACAGATAGCCCGTGAACGTGGTGACGATGCAATGGCAGAAGCCATCTTGCTCAGCGCCTACAGCGGCCTCAGACAAGGCGAATGCCGTCGCTTGCACGTTGATGACATTGATTGGCGAAACAACGTCCTGTTGGTCGGGGGCACCGCTGACACGCGCACCAAGGGTCGTAACTACCGCGAGGTTCCAATCCATCCAACGCTTGAGCCATTGCTCAAAGCACGGACAGGGTTAGACCGTGGCTACCACGACATCATCTTTGATGAGTTCCCTAACCAATGGAACTTGCATCGGCGTTGGAAACACGTCAAACGGACAATGAGCCGTGAAGATCGCACTGTCACAGAACGTCACTACTGGAAGACTCTTCGGAACTCATTCATTACGTGGCACCTGGATGGTGGTACCCCATCGATGAAGGTCAAAGGCTGGGCTGGACACTCCTCTATCACCGTGACAGAGGGTTATTACAGTCACAACACTGACCACGACCACAGCCTGATGGCGCAAGTCTAGTTGCGTCTATCGGGTCAGGAATACAGGTCTACCTCGCCTGTCAACTCCTCTAAACCCAGCACTCAGTAAGCTGAGAAAGCCCTGGGGGCATGGCGGAATCGGTAGACGCACCAGACTTAAAAACGGGTGTGTTCTACCTTCCGCTTGTGCAAGATCTTTAGAGAAGTAAGCCACACTCACTGCGCTGCAGTGTTATCCACGTGTGGAAGAGGTGAAATAACGAATCTAGTGCGTCTAGCACAACAATATGAATGCCTACACCAGCACAAATCGATGAGCAAATAACGCTGGAACGTGAGCAAATCCGACAAGGATTGGAACGTCTCAGGGACAACACGGTCAAGCTTCAGGACAAGGAGTACGCATCAGCGTCTGTGTATGGCGTCAGCTCCATCGAAGAGTTGTTGCCAAAGGTCATTAAACAGATCAAAGACACAGCCAATCGCATCCATGAAGGGAAAACCGGAGTTGCCTTTGCAGAGATACGCCACTACCTAGCTGACATAGAGCCAGAGGCAGCGGCTGCTATTGCGTGCAAGGTGACCTTTGACAAGGTGTTCTCAAGCAAGCGCAAGGCAAACCAGCTTCAGAACGTCACAGATGCCATCGGTAGTGCTGTGGAAAACGAGTGCATGATTCGTCACTACGAGCGAAACGTACCTGGATTGCTGCATACCCTCAAGAAAAACTACTGGCACCGATCAATCGGGACAGAACAAAAAGTGGTTGTTATCAAAACGTTGATAAAACGTTACGAGGTGGATTACTGGAAACCATGGGGACGCGCTAACAGAATCAAGCTTGGCGGCTGGCTGTTGGACTGCATATGCGTCACCAGTCAATGGTTTGAAAGTGATTTAAAAAGAGAGGGAAGCAAAACAAACAGATACATAATTCCAACACCTGAGTTCTTAGAAATCAGGGATGAAGTGATGGCTACTGCAGAGCTGTTTAGTCCACTTGCTTGGCCGATGTTGATTGAGCCAAACGACTGGACGAACGAAAGACAAGGTGGATACATCCTCAACGAGGTAATGAAGGGCTACAACATGGTCCGTCGAAGCGATCCCACCCGTATACAGGGGGAAACACCAATCAACTTTTTGAACCATATTCAGAAGGTTGCATACACGCTTAATCCATTCATTGTTGATGTCGCTGAGACACTTCAAGAACGCGGTATTGAGTTGGGTAAGTTTGTCCCTGTCGTTGAATTACCTCTTCCACCAAAGCCTGCAGATATTGCTGAGAACTATGATTCTCGTAAGGATTACAGGCGTAGAGCAGCAGAGGTAATGAATGTCAATGCTCAACAATTTAAAAGGTCATGTCGTACAAGGATGACCATGAACGCAGTCAAAGTATTTAAAGATAAGGACAAGTTCTTTATTCCTTGGAGCTTTGACTATCGCGGAAGAGCTTATCCGATTCCTGCATTCTTGACACCACAAGATACAGACTTTGGTAAGTCACTCTTGTCATTTCATGAACAAGCCTTCATGACGCATGACGCTGAAGGTTGGATAAGATTTCAAGTAGCAACTACATCTGGACTAGATAAGTCCACTATGGAAGAAAGACAAGATTGGGTTCTTCACAATCATGATCTAATTACAAGAGTTGCTACAGATCCAATCGGTAACTTATCTGATTGGGAGTCTGCTGATGAACCTTGGCAATTCCTAGCAAGTGCACATGAGTACTACCATACGTGCATTCTATGTGATAAAAACTACACATCATTACCTATAGCAGTTGATGCAACGTGTAGTGGATTACAGATCCTCGCAGGTCTCGCAAGAGACAAAAGTACAGCTCAATTAGTAAACGTTTGTCCTAGCGATAAACCACAAGATGCTTATGCAGTCGTTGCTAGTACTGCTACTCCTGAGTGCCCTAATTCTATTCGTGATTATATGGATAGAAAGGTAGTCAAAAGAGTAGTCATGACCGTACCCTACAATGCAAAACCATACTCAAACCGTGGGTACATACGTGATGCATTGAAAGAAAAAGGTGTTGAACTTGAGAAAGAAGACTTAACAGCCACAGTTAAAGCAGTGCGGGATGCAATGAATGTCATTGTTCCTGGTCCTATGAAGGTCATGAAATGGATTGAAAAGGAAGTATCTGCTGCTATCGATCGTGGTGAACAAGAACTTCAATGGTCAACACCTTCAGGTTTTGTAGTCACTCAAAGACTAATGAAACCAGAAGTAGAAACTATTGAGCTACAACTACTAGGTAGATGTAAGGTCAAAGTAGCTACGACAGATAGCGACAAGGTAGACAAGTCTCATCACAAGAATGCAACAGCGCCGAATCTAATTCATTCGCTAGATGCAAGTCTACTCCACCTATCTGCCATCCGATTTAATGCACCAATTGCACTGATTCATGATTCTGTCTTGTGTCGTGCGACTGATATGACGATTCTGTCAGCATTAGTTAGGGAAACATACATGCATTTATTTGCAGAACAAGACTATCTGACCTCTTGGGCAAACCAAATTGGAGCCGAAACAGAACCACCGATTATTGGCACACTCGAACCTGAGTCAGTAATTGAATCCACATACTTTTTTTGCTAACCATCCACTTATGGATGAATTATATTTATGTCACGAAACACATTTGTAACCGAACAACCTGTAGTCCTTGATGGATACCAGGCTGTGATGAGTCCTTCTAAATTTGGATACTCTCTTGCCGCTATTGTTGATCAAGAGATGATTGACCGTCTAGAAGAAGATCGAGTTGATACCCTTAAATGGGCTGAATCCAAGCTTAAAAATCCTAAGCGTTCAAGTCTAAAGCCAGAACCTTGGGAAGAATTGTCTGAAGGTAAGTACCGAGTCAAGTTCAGTTGGAATGCTGATACTCGACCACCTGTTGTTGATACTGAAGGTACGATTATTACTGATGAACGTACACCTGTCTACAGCGGATCTAAAGTCAAGATTGCATTCTTCCAGAAACCTTACATCCTTCGTGATGGAGTTACTTACGGCACAAGTCTTAAACTAAAAGGTATTCAGATTGTCTCGTTGTCATCATCGGCAGGTGTTGATGTTGGTGACATGAATGAAGAAGATGTAGCGTCACTATTCGGTACAACTACTGGCTTCAAGGTCTCAGAACCAAATGTCATGCCTGCTGCACCTAGTTCAGTTGAAGACGATACTGATTTCTAATGGCATTTAGATCAGGCCTTGAAGAAAAGGTTGCTGATCTAATGGTTGGGTTGGGAGTGAAATATGAGTATGAATCTACTAAGATTCCTTATACAATTATGCACAATTACATTCCTGACTTTATATTGCCTAACGGCGTACTGCTGGAGTGCAAAGGCTATTGGGACAGTGACGACAGACGAAAAATCAAGAATATTGTGCTACAGAATCCTGAATTAGATTTGCGGATGATATTTCAAGCACCTTATAACACTATCTCTAAGAAGTCTAAGACAACTTATGCAAAATACTGCGATAAGTTAGGAATACCTTGGGCTTCATTTACTGACATACCACTTAAATGGTTCATTTAGAAAATGAATTTGTGGAACATATTCCATGTCAACAGTGTGGTTCATCAGATGCAAATAGCTTGTACTCAGATGGCCACACCTTTTGTTTCAGATGTCATGCAAGGACGCATGGCGACAATACCACTCACAATCATCGCGTGAATAATGTTCAATTACAAGGATCAGCCAGACGGCTGCAATCAAGAGGTATTTCCGAACAAACTTGTGAACACTTCAAAACCTACAAAGATGGAGAGATCCTACGCCACTATTATTTCGACAGTACTGGAAAGGTTGTCGGGGCAAAAGTAAGGACTAAGGACAAGGATTTTAGATGTGAAGGTGAAGTCAAGTCCCTATTTGGGATGCAGAACTTCCGTCACAAAACCACGAACAAAGAAAAAAAGCTGGTAATTACTGAAGGTGAGATGGACGCAATGTCTGTCTGGGAAGCACAGCCTAATTGGGCTGTAGTCTCAATACCTAACGGAGCAGCAGCAGCAAAGAAAGCCATTCAAAATAATTATGAATGGGTCAATTACTACGACAAGATTGTACTTTTCTTTGACAATGATGAAGCAGGCCACAAGGCCGTAAAAGAAGCTGCTGGTGTATTGCCGCCTGGCAAAGTATTCATCGGCTTTCTAGACGATTACAAGGATGCCTCAGAAGCTTTACAAGCTGGAGACACTGAAGTAATCAGAGCTGTCATTAATTATGACCATACTCAATACCAACCAGACGGGATTGTCGATGCAAAGACACTACTCGACTTAATCACAACACCAACACCACCATCTGATCATGACTACCCCTTTCAAGGATTACAAGGAAAGTTACACGGGATCCGGTATGGGGAGCTTGTCACAATTACTGCGGGCTCTGGAATCGGAAAGAGCTCCTTCTGTCGTGCAATCGCAACTCACCTTCTTGATAAAGGAGAACGGGTCGGTTACTTGGCACTTGAAGAATCCATGCGTCGTACATCTCTCGGGCTTATGTCCGTCGCCAGCAATCGATCTTTACACCTCGGTGAACAACAACGAAGCGAGCTGACTGAGATCTTTGACAAGACAATAGCTAAATGGAATCTACATCTATTTGATGGATTCGGTAGCTATGACCCTGACCATATCTACAACCGCATTGAATACATGGCGGCTGGTTTAGATACAAAGGTCATCTTCCTTGATCACCTATCAATCCTACTTAGTGGACTTGAAGGAGATGAACGTCGAATGAT